AATAAAACAGTATCTGATTTAGAATAGCTTTTAGTTTCTGCTGGTATCTTTAAAGGATTGAAAGTTGATTTGGCAGTATTAATACCTGTAAAACTATTTTTAAGTCCAGCAGGAAATCCTGCGATAGATTTTATACTACCACGACCCACACGAAATGCTATACTCTTAGAAAAGATATAACACATAACTTGTTTATTGGGTGTTATTTTATCAAGTATTTGTTGTATTTTAGGATCTGAAGCAAATCGTTTTTCCAGTGTAGCTTTTGCTCTCACTGCATTCTGTTTGGCTTTTACAAGATCTAGGTCGTTTTCAAATTTAGACATAACACTATTTATTCTACTTAAATTTGAACAAAAGTAAAGGACTTTTTACGATTTTATTTGATTTTTAATTTTCTTGGCATACTCAGGTTTTAGGAAGTCAATTTGTGCCCAAGGAAGTTTGTTATATCCTTCTTCTTCTGCCCATCTTACGAATAGACCAACCTCTTTACCATGTGCTTCTACTTCCCAAGGAGCATCCCAATAATCTAACTTTTTAGTGTTAAACCCTTGCTTTCTATAACGAGTCCTAAAGCCATCAGAATATTCATACATTTCACCAGATGCCCATTGCTTAACATGTATCATTTCATGGGCAATAGTTTCTAGCAAAGGTCTTAGTCTAGATTCCTTTTCAACCTGTATCTTAAATTTCTTAGGACGATATGCTTCATCGTCAATCCAAGATAATCCTTGGACTTTTTCCTTAAGATATAAGTTTTTTTGTATTACGATATTTACAGTGACAGATGTTCGGAGTCGAACATCCATAGTTTTTCGAGAAACCCAGTGGGCGATAGAGCGAACAAGTTTTCTAGTCTCGGCATCTCCACCTCTGACATTGATTATTGCTTTATCTCTATACCACTTTGCCATATCAACTATTTAGTGATATTGGGAAAAGGTTGGGTTTACTCATATCTAGCACCATTGAATACAGCAGCAAAGTGTAATGGCACTACATCATTATTATAGACTTTATGAAATTTATTGGCTGGCACTGGGATGATGTCTCCAGCTTTTACAGAGATCGTTTCATCTTCAACTTCCATGAGTCCAGTGCCAGTTGTAAATACATAAACTTCTTCCTGTTGTGGGTCACTGTGTACATGACCATTAGTTTCACATCCAGGTTGTAAAATTGTGAGAGAAGGTACGAGAACATTCAATCCTTCATAATCTAATACAGTATATCTTTCGTCTTTCTTTGCTACTTTCCAGACCATTGCTCACTCACCCTTTCTCTCAAATCTGTGGAGGAAAACCTATGTTCCCTCTTATTAAAATATAATTCTATATCTCTTCTCTTACATATATCCTTACCAGTAAAATCTTTTTCTCTATATTCCTCGCCTAGTATTCTAACATCAATCTCATATAATTCTAAGATATCTTCTAAATCTTTTTCGCTTGAATATGGTATAATCTCATCAACATATTTTACTGCTTTTAATTGTGTGTATCTTTCAACGACAGTTTGTATTGGAGCATTTTTATCTTTTCTATCTATACTAGGATCTATCTGTAAACATGCTATTAAATAATCGCATTGAGATTTGGCATCCCTTAACATTTGTACATGACCAGCATGAAGCAGGTCGAAAGTTGAAGCAGTTATACCAGTTCTCATTGTTGATAGATTCTAATTAATATATCTAATGGCTCATGCTGACCACCATATGGACTTATCCATATTATAAGACCAACAAATAACATTGCTATTGCTATACCTAAGATAAATGGTTTTAATTCGTTCAAAAGAAACCTTCTAATGTGCTTAAATTTTTATCATATTTACCACCAGATGTATCACGCAATTTTAATTCAGCATGCCCAGTAGTCTTACGAATATACATCGTACATAAATCGTCAAAGTTCTCAGCAATCCACTCAATACTTGACTTAATATTTTCAGCAGTTCTAAATGTTTGTAAGCCACCAACCTCTTTATAGTAATTAGATTTTACAGTAATATCATCAAGTCTTACGACAACACCATGTTTTCTATATTGACGCATACTATACTCATAATCTTCACCATGATTAGTATGACGATCTAATTCAGGATCGTGGTCAGCTATAAATCCATACATACTAGCGATAATATAACAAAGTTTCGTATATGTACGATGCTTCATAAAGTACGCATTTGATGCTGCATATATACCGAAAGTCTTAGCATCGTTATCTTCACATGCTTGGAAACCTCTAAGTATAACTTCTTTTTCAAAGTCTTCAACACGCAGTAAGTTTTGCTCGCCATCCTTAACTTGTACTTCTTCAATATCATCATCAAAAGACATGACATAAGTTCCTTCAGGATAATACTTCTCTATGAAGTTTCTTTGCTTACCAATAGTTGGTACACCTTTTACGACTTCAATATTTTTTGTGTATTCAGTTTTAGATAAAGTATCTACATAATTGTCATACTCTCCTGGCTCCTCATCATTCACGAATACTTTAATCCTAGCTGGGTCAATATTATATGACTTTAATACCTCGATGGTTTTATTCATCACAGTTTCGTGTCGCTTATATGATGGGATACAGATTTGATAATCTTTTAAAATGTCCATTAGAAAAATTCCTCCAAACTTGATGACTGACTGTCGGGATGATACTTAGTCAATACATCTATACCTAATTTATTTTCTAAGAAATCGTACCACTCACTTTCATCCCACATTCCAGGACTGATACCATTCCATAATTTTCTTTGTAAAGGGTGTTCTTTATTAGTTCTACGAGCAGTGACATAATCTTCCCTTGCCCTTTCATAATCCCAAGATCCAAGTTCTAACATTTTTTCCCTAAAATAACACACGAATGATATTCTTTCAGCATCATCAGATTCCATAACCATAGGTGTATTACCATGTATTCCGTCATGATTATTAATTAGTAATAAATCTCCAGGACGAATGTTTACAGCAACCTTATATTCAGGAAGTATTAAATGACCACCTGAGTATTTACCATTATTAGATACAACAGTAAGATTAGAAAAACCTTCATTCAAATCACCAGCATCTCTATGGTAAGCTGTTCTAAAAGTTTTGTTTACAGTAGCAGTAGTAAATACAGTTCCTGGAATAATAAACTTAGAATCTAATTTACCACATGCTTCATTCTGCTTACCATATCTGACAGGTAATAGATCTTCAAATCCTTTACTAAGTTGTTGTAAGAAAGGAAGTGCCATCTCAAACTTATCATAATTATCACGAGTGTAAGTTGTAGGACGACCAAAAGGAATACGAGGATATCTGTCAAAATAACCTGCGATACCTGAGAAAACCTGATTAGCATAAGAAGTTGTAGATGTAAGTTTATCTCTAACTCTATTCGCTTCAGCTACCATTTCATCTTTGGGTAATAACCTTATCTCTTCAACCCATGCTTCAAACTCAAATGCTTCCTCAGCAACTTTAAGAGCCAACCATACATTACCTCTACTGTCATCAGCAATATTCTCTCTACCTTTCCACTTAGCTTTAATATTTTCTACTGGGTCAGAACCATCTAGTGTTGTAGATGGGTTTTGAAAATATGCCAATAATTCTTCATGGTAATTAGTGACCCAATCTCTAGAGCCAAGCGATTTGGTTTTTTCTATACCTGCTGCGAGTCCACGATTTTCAGTGGCACCTGCTGCTTCACGAAGTCCTTTATATGCTTCGTCTTGTTGTTCTTGAGAAAAGAAGTTCTTTCTAAACTTGAATATAATATTTTCTTCAGAGTTTTCCTCACCCATAGGTGTAGGAGCATAAAAATCACAATCATAATCAACTAACAACTCATAATGACTTTCGTCACCAAATCTACCCAATATATTTTCACAGTCAAATTTCTTAGGTGCTGTTATTGTTTTTGTCATACCTTAAATCCTTCCATACTTAATCGTTCACCTGCATCGGTTTTATCAAATACTGCTCCGATATCTTTTTCTTCCTGCCCACTATCCATTATATTACTTTGGGCAGATTCTTCAACATTGTACAATCTCATCTTGTTTTTATCAACCCCAACTACAAATCTCTTATAATAGTTAGGATCTGAATATCTGTTTTTAAGTTGTTTAATCATCCATTGTCCCATATTATCCAGTTCTTCACTAGCAATAATCGCAAACATTAGATCGGCAGTAGCTGGTAAACCGAAAGACTCCGAAGTATCTTCAAGACCAACATCAGTATTATTATATCCACCTCTTGTAGTTTGAGTAGCTGATACGATAGGACAGTTATATTCAACTGCCAGACCTCTTAGTTCTTCAGCAATAGATTTGATATAAGAATAAGTATTTACATTGGCACCCATCCTTAGTCTTTGCGAAGCACAGATATTTAGATAATCGATAAATATAATATCTGCTTTGAAACCTTTTTTCATTTTAAGTTCTTCAAGTAATGCTCTGAAGTGACCTGCATGAGCAGCACCTGTAGGATATTCTTTTACAATCAGTTTACCTTTACTGTTTTCTTTTACTTTATTAATTCTCTTACTGAATATATCATGGTCAACAACTTTAATTTCATCCATACCCAAGTTCAATAAGTTTGCGTCAATCCTTTCAGATATCTTTTCTTCAGCCATCTCCATAGTGACATAAAGAACATTCATACCCTCGTTCAATACACTAGATGCATGATGACACATAAACAAAGATTTACCAACACCAGTACCAGCCATGGCGATGTTAAGAGTTTTTTTACTCAAACCACCACGAGTAATAGTATTCAATAAATCAATATCAAATTTAATTTTTTCTTCAATCTTATGATAAAATTGAAATCTATCATCAGCATCTTCAAGATAATCATGACCGACAGAGTCATCAAAGCAAACACCCAAAGCATCCTGCATCATTTTAGGAATCGCATCTTTGGTATGTACTTTATCACGACCATCGATAATTTTGATAGAGTCCATAATAGTATTATGTACTGCTCGTTCTTTACACCATTCCTCAGTTTTATCATATAGCCAATTATCATTAATAGATTTTGGCTCAGACATCTGCTGTATTTTTTCCTGAATAAGAGCATGCTCGTTTTCAAATAAATCTTTTCGTTCAAAAACTTCAGAAGCAATCATATCAGGATTAGGAATGTTGTTGTACTGTAAGAACAGTTTATCAAACTCTTCAAATATTATCTTTTCAGTTCTATCTTGGAAATATTCAGCTTTAATAAATGGTACTACTTTTCGGCAGTACTCATCATTATGAATAAGATTATTTAATATAGTGTCTTCAATACGCATAGTTAGATTCTACCTGTAAAAAAGTTAAATGTCAAACTAGGCATCTTCTCCTAATGCTTCCTTCATTTCATCCTCGCCACCTCTAAAAAGAACTGCTTTTTCAGCCATTTGTTCTTTTATCATAGCCATTAGGAAGTCGCCAAGTATTTTCTCAACTTCAACCTTTGGTACTGGTCTATATTTA